CAGTGGGAACTATCATACCGTTTAGGTATGCGTCCTTGGATCTGTGTTGCTTACAGTGCTCCTGTATCTGCAGCAATGGCAGTGTTCCTTGTATATCCTTTCGGACAAGGTTCTTTCTCAGACGGAATGCCTCTAGGTATCTCAGGTACTTTTAACTTCATGTTCGTGTTCCAAGCAGAGCACAATATCCTAATGCACCCATTCCATATGATTGGTGTAGCAGGTGTATTTGGTGGTTCACTCTTCAGTGCTATGCACGGTTCTCTAGTTACATCTTCTCTAATCAGAGAGACAACTGAGCAAGAGTCACAGAACTACGGTTACAAGTTCGGTCAAGAAGAAGAGACCTACAACATCGTTGCAGCACATGGATACTTTGGTAGACTTATCTTCCAATATGCATCATTCAACAACAGCAGAAGTCTTCACTTCTTCTTAGCAGCATTCCCAGTTGTTTGCATCTGGATTACTGCAATGGGTGTGTCAACCATGGCATTCAACCTCAATGGCTTTAACTTCAACCAGTCTGTTCTAGACAACAGTGGTCATGTAATTCCTACATGGGCAGACGTTCTTAACAGAGCAGGTCTTGGTATGGAAGTAATGCACGAGCGTAACGCTCACAACTTCCCACTTGATCTAGCAGCAGCAGAGACAACTCAGGTTGCTCTAACTGCACCATCAATCGGTTAAGGTTGTACCTGAGGAGCACAAGGTCAAATGACTCATATCAAAGCAAAGATCTTTGACATCCCACACGAGTATCATGGCATTCTAGAATTCGTTTTCTTCATTGCAGTTGGTATTTCAGCAGGATCATTAGGTCTAATCTAAAATCACAAAGTGATTTCATTGGCGGGGAAAAAAATTCTCCGCCAATTTTTTTGCAAAAAAGTTGATCCTATGCTATGATGGGTCGTATACATAGAAGAAAAGCTATGAACGTTAAAGTTTATACTAGTACAGGATGCACTTGGTGTGCTAGAACAAAGGAATTATTAGAGAGAGCAAATATCACAGATTATACTGAGATTCTCTGGTCTGATATGTCTGGTGACGATCAAGAAACATTTAAGAATTCATATCCAGAAGCACAAGGATTCCCTGTAGTCTTTGTTGACGAGGAGTTTGTTGGTGGTTTAGTTCCATTTGCAAAGATGTTAATGCAGCAAGGATTAGTATCCGCACCTAAAAAATGAAGGAACTTAAAATAAATAGAGGTATAGAGCTAATGCTCAGGAGGGCAAAGAAGGACATGCAAACGAAACCTTCTAAAGGTTTCACTATCACCAAACATTTTTCTCTCCTGAAACGCGAAGTCTACTTCAACTTTGAACTCAGGTGGGACAAAGAAAAAATTTAGTTCGGAGTTGAACAATGACTGAAACGATGATGATCTACATCTCGGCAACCGTATCTTTTATCTTTCTAGCAATCGGAGTGTTAGCAGGATGGGTAGCTGCAGAAGTAAAACAAGAACACATGTATAATGTACAAGAAGAAAATGTTCATCCAGAAATGCTGAACGCACAAGGTCAATGGATTAACGAAGAACTTCTCTCAGTTCGCTTCTTAAATGAGGACGAATTAGAAGAGGAATAAATATACTTACGATGACAATTAGGTTATGAAATTATTAATGCATGAAGTGCTACAAAAAATTAGCAATGCTAAAACAAAAGCACAAAAGGTCAAACTATTAGAGGACTTTAATACACCTGCGCTTAGAGCTATCTTAATTGCTAACTTTGATGAGAGTGTTATCTCTATGCTCCCTGAAGGAAAAGTTCCATATAAAGAGAACGACGCTCCTGAAGATACAGAACATACAAAACTAGATCACGAGTATCGCAAGTTGTATCTGTTCTTCAAAGGTGGTGCAAACATTTCACAAACTCGTCGCGAAACTTTGTTCATTCAATTGTTAGAAGGATTGCATAAAGGAGAAGCAGAAGTTCTATGTCTTGTTAAAGACAAAAAGATTGGTAAGCGTTGGAAGATTACCAGACAGTGTGTAGAACAAGCGTTCCCTTCAATCCAGTGGGGAAATCGTAGCTAATGGTCACCTTGAATATCCTAAAAGAAAATTGCGATCCGCAAAAAGATAACAACACTGCTCTACCTTACAACGCATACCTTGTTCAATACAAGGCAGGTGAGAATGAGACAAGATGGGATCTTACTATGGCATATAAGATGTCTGAAATATTTGATCATTATTATGACAAATATAAAAGTGTATTAGCAATTAAACAATCTGATGGCAGAGTAGCTCCTAAAATGTGGAGTGATCCTAGTAAACCACAACCTAAGAAAAAGAAATGAGTGCAGGACAGACAGGAGATTGGGCAATCTTTTACAGAAGGTTAGATGACCCTACTGTATGGCATACTATGAAACTATGGAGAAAGGATGGTGTTCTCGTGTCTGCAAAAACATTTGACGATGTGTATAAGTTTAATCGTTTTAAGGAAGCGTTTAATTTCGCAAAGAATTTAATTACAGGTGGTGATATGGATCAACCTGTATATGATGCACAGGTAAAAAGAGTATGCAAAGCCAAAGGCGATGCGTTTTATCTGGCAGGTAATTAAGAAGTATAAAATGTATCGGTTGCTACCGATTGACAATTCTAAATAGTTGTGTTAGAATACTAACACGTTCATCCCACTTAGGTGGGACGCAAGTAAGTCGCGGAACGGAGCGTTCATCCCATGTTAATGCATCTACTCTTAATTGAATACATGCTTTACAGTTCGCTTTCATGTGAGCAATCATTAGCATTGATGCTAAAGATTCAGAAACATCAAGACTTATCAGAAATGATAAAGATTGAATTGATTGAGACCGTGAAGGACTCAACACCAGAATGTGAATTTAATTGGGACGCAAACGGCTGAAGGAACGGGATACAATCCCAACTACTTCAGGAGAAGCAAAATGACAACAGTCACTTACAGAGGCGTCAAGTATGACGCAGAACAGTACAACGCAATGGTGATTGAAGAATCACAGAAGCGTAATCGTCACGATTTAATGTACCGTGGTATCAAAGTTAGAAGTAAGGCATCACCTTGCAGCTAATATGAATTTAATGCCTATGAGTATAAACTCGTAGGCATTTATTTTTATTTCAAAAATGCTGTAATGTGTTGGCACGACAATAAATAGTGGTAGAATTCAGAGGTGGAAAATGCACTGAAACTCCTCTTATTATGAGGTAACATTCATGGAGGAAAATGCATAATTTAATATCTCACAGTCAATTAGATGGTTGGCAACACAATCACTACAAGTCAGAGGATGACATGCTAGATGATTATTACGAGTGTCTAATAGAATGTGATACACAACACAACGAATGCAAGCGAATATGTAGAGAAATTCTACAGTAATTAGAATTGAGGGGTTGCAACCCCTCTTTTTTTATGGTATGATGGTCACATCTGTAACCTAAATATGGATAGAGAGAAACTAAAGCTCATCGTCAAGAACCTCAAATCTTTAGTCAACGCACTAGAGAGTGAGGTCTATTCAAATGTAGATGCATACAAATATGTTCATCCTTGGGACGAGCACGTAAGCAAAACAAATGCTAGAGTAATGACATCGGAGAATGACGATGACGGATATGCTGATTGATTGGCGTTACACTAATGAACAAATGAATGTAAGAGGACAAGGACTAAGCATCCTACTTAAAAGATTTGGATCAGAGAATAACTCAGATGGTTCACCACGTCATAGCAGTCAGAGTATCTATGAATGTGTTCATGATTGGGTCTCCCAAGGTAACATGACAACATCAGGAATCGTTGCATACTATAAGGCGTACTATGACCAGATTAAAAGACCAGATCAGACTGGCGAAGAAAGCTATCAAACAAGCTAAAACAAATCCAGATTTGTTCTCAGAAAATGAGATCAAATACATGGCACTACAATTAGCACGTGCTAAAATTTTACTTAAAGCAAAACAATTACGTCGCAAACAGCAAAAAGGATTTAGTAATGAACTCAGTGAAACTCGTGACAGTAACTCCAGACGCAGAAAAGACGATGGGTTACGTGGCAAGGGTAAGCAACCCAAACAATCAGGAAAACCCTGAGGTCGCAGGTCTTCTAAGATACTGTATCAAACATAATCATTGGTCTGTATTTGAACAGGCACACATGACACTAGAGATTGAGACTACGAGAGCAATCGCAGCTCAAATCCTAAGGCATAGGTCATTCACATATCAAGAGTTTTCTCAACGGTATGCTGATAGTTCTATGTTAGCAACCAACATTCCCATGCCAGAACTTCGTAGGCAAGACAAAAAGAATAGACAAAACTCTACAGATGATCTTGATGAGTTTACTAAACAGGAACTTCAGATTGCTGTGCAACGTTACTTTGTTGAAGGAATGGATCTATATCAACAGATGTTGCGTCTCGGAGTTGCAAAAGAATGTGCTAGAATGGTACTACCTTTAGCAACACCTACCAGAATTTACATGACAGGATCATGTCGTTCTTGGATCCACTATATAGATCTACGCAGTGCCCATGGCACTCAAAAAGAACACATGAACATCGCTAATGATGCGAAGCGTGTATTCTGTGAACAATTTCCTATTTGTGCTGAAGCCTTGGAGTGGAACTAATGCCAACATACCCAGTTATTAATTTAAAAACTAAAGAGAAACAAGAACTCTCTATGACCATGAAAGAATATGATCAATGGAGAAAAGACAATCCCGATTGGGATAAGGACTGGCAAGCAGGATGTGCCAGTGCAGGTGAAGTAGGTGAGTGGAGAGATAAGATGGCAACCACACATCCTGGTTGGGCAGACATTATGAAGAATAAAGTTCTTCCTAAAGCAGATTTTGTAAACAACAAAACCATTACTGAAAAATACAGATACTAATATGTCTAGAAAGAAGACAACCAAAGCACCTGGTCAAGGTATGACTGCTAAACAAATGAAGCGTCGTAAACCCATCAGTGCAGACTACATGCTTCCTATTGAACCACTCACTGATAATCAGAAGGTGATGTTTGATGCATGGGATGAGGGTAAGATGATCTATGCCTATGGTGTAGCAGGTACAGGTAAGACATT